ATCCAAGTTATAACGTCCAGATGCACACTTACATGGCAGTGTTCGACATGGATAAAGCGTTGATGGTTGCGATATGCAAAGACAACTCACAGTATCATGCTGAAGTTGTTGAGTTCACGGACGATGTTTGGACTCCAGTTGAGGAACGAGTTAATAAGGTACTGTCTGGCTCGTGCGAGAGGATCAGTACACGACCCGAGGATTTTAGATGCAAGATGTGTTTTAAGAAAGACGTTTGCTGGGAGACAAAAGATGAACCCCCAATCCCTAAGACGGCTGCAACCTGTAAATTCGGTGAGCCTGACCAAGAGAAAGGAGGATTCTTTTGTGATCGCTGCTCGACTCGTGGTGAGTGTTGCAGCGAGAAAGAGTGGAGGAGGTTCAACTCCATCCACATCGACATCGGTGGATTGATTGATTAGCGAGTAGCTTTACCACCCAAGTAATCCACTGCGTCTTCCTTGATCTGGCGGTTCTGCCCGACAAGTGGGATGCGGCCAATTACTTCTCGCCATGCCTGTCGCTCTTTCGAGTTAGAGTCATCGTTACCATCTGTGGCTCCAGCAGCAACATTAACCAAACTTCCAAAGATTGCTCCAGCAGTTGGCCCCAAGAACGTAGACATGATTCGGTTCTGTCCATATGCGCCGTTATCAACTTGCTCTGCGGACTGATGGAATAGATCAGCGAGAAGACCAAATCCTCCTGCGTACATAAATCCTTCCACATATCTTCCAGCAAGCGCGTCCATTTCTTCACTCTCGAACACTGGATCATCTTCATCCATTCCAAAAGTTTGAAGGAACTTATTAGCCGAGCGTTCTCTTCGCTTGTACTCGCCACCTTCCTCGCCACCTTTCGCAGTAATCGTGTCACGAAGACTCAATACTTGCTCGCCAAAGATAGGAGCTAAAGTGAGAAGCATAGCAGCAGGTGCGATACTAACTGGCTCGCCCTTGGTTAGCATTGGCTTGCCCACGTTATCCCATAATGCCATACGAGCCAGACGGCCCATCATTAGAGGGAAAGATTTGAACTGAAACAATACTGATCCAAGTGGTGACTGCCAAATTAGGGGGATGTCATTCCCATTGGGAGCGAAGACTGCTTCATTGGTCATGCGGTGAATCGCTTCACGAACCTGATCATTTTCTAGCAACTTAACACTGTCTAGGGATTGCGCCCCACGTTCTGCGAAATTACCTAAGCCTACTCTGGATAGGAAACGCTTTGCTCTGCGGAAGTCTGCACCCTGCTTAGACATATCAGTGCCATCACCACGCATACTGCGAATTGCAATACGCTGCTCGGCCTTGATTGCCTCATAAGCGGTTGAGGCTGCGTAGTCACGCATGTACTCTGTCCACTGGTTAAGGCCGATGCCTGAGAAGAAAGCGTTTGACAACTTGTCGCCTTCACTACCAGACATGTGAACTAGCTTGTTGTGTGCAATTGATGCCATTCCAGTTCCTACATTGCGAATCGCTTCGCGGTAGTCTGGGTCTGCATTAACTTTCTTTAACCCCTTCATGGCTGAAGTCATGCTACCAGTACGAATGATTGGCAGAACTAAGTCAGTCATCGAGGTAACGACAGTGTAAGAAAGTAACGACACCGAGTTAAACATGCGAGCATTCTTAGAGAACCTACGCGCACCTTCATCGTAAGTACCGCCACGAGATGCAGAGCGTCCTCGCAGAGTATCGAACATACCAAAGGCATGTTTGTAATCTGTCGTTGTGCTTGAAGTCGTACCACCTGTCTCCGAGAGTGCCGTCAATATTGAATCGACACGGCGTTCTAGAGCTGGCTGACGCTTGAGAGCGAGAGACATTAGATGTTCCTTCGCTGCTGGCATACCCTTAGTTTCCAGAATATCCATAGCGACCTTCATTATCTCCATTCCGTGAGCTTCGTTACGAGCAATAGGCATGAACATCTGATGTTCCAGTACAGTCACATCTTCACCATCACGAGACTCTATCGAGCGGCGTTGTACTTTGCCAGAAGAAAGAAGTTGTGCTGCTCCCTTCAATCCATTTTCGTGGGTCTGCATGTAATCGTAGAATCCATGTGACTCAATACCAAAATCTTTTGTCAGAAGTATTCTGCGAGAAGACTCGTTAAAATATTTGGTGGTTATTCCTCCTAGATCATTCACCAAGAAGCCCTCAAGATCATCTAAATGTTCTGGGAACTCATCAAGTCTAACGACTCGACTGAAATCTAAGTGGTCTGTCTTAGAGCCTGTTTGGTTAACATGGCGAGAAGGAATGTACACACCATCATCGTCAGTTAAGCGAGCTAACATTTTTGATGCTCGTAATTCTGCTGCACCTTCAGGTAGAACGTCACCACGATTTCTAGCTTCAGAAATAAAGTAAGATGAAAGGCTTGTCTTAAACTGAATTTGGGTTTCTTTAGATTTATTAATCATGTTCACATCCCACACTTGAGGAATGTAGTTTTTGATGTTACCAATTAATACGCCTAAGCCACGCATCTCTTCCAGCTCACCCTTGAATTGAGTGCGAAGCATATCGTAAAGCTTACGCTCATCACCTTTAAGCCGCTTCTCAAAATCATTACCAACGGGTCGGCGCATAGCCTTCAAAACTCTCGCCTCACCTTGGCTTGGCTTGTATCCCCACTGGTTAACCCGATCCATATAACGGCGACCAGTGCCTTTCTCTGGGCCGTTGATGTCCTGTATTAACTTAATGATGGGCATTACTTTCTTGCCAACGCGAGAGCCATGCTTCTCATAGTGACCCACTCCGTTCTCTGGCTTAATGAGATTTCCTAACCATCCCATTCCACCTTCACGAATCTGAACTGAGTTTTCTGACAGCAAAGTGCTAAAGGTATTCTTAACTCCACCCAAGAACTTCTTGGCTGTTTCTCCTTGACCCACATATCCTCGCGTAATCTGTGAGATAGTGTCTGCGGCGGCTGAGTTATTTCCATTCCTTTCAACCATTGAGGCAATCGCTTGAGCAACTGCTGACGGCTTAACATCAACCTTCTTCGTCAGCGCATCTACACTAAGTAACATCTCACCTGTGACAGTGCTGATAGTAGCGGTTTCATTAATGACAGGGACAACTTCTGGGTTAGTGAACTCAGGCTCGTTGAGCTTCTTAACCTGTTGAGGAACCATAAGAGCGATAACATCATCGCCATCCTCTGTCGTTACCTTTGCTGCTTTAAAGTTAAGCTGTTTTAACGCTCTGGGTATTGACGTGCTTGATCCTGAAACAGAACTCAATACATCAAAAGCATGAGCTGCCGTAGCCGCAGAATCTAACTTGCTAGAAAGTAATTTGTATTCAGCTTCCTTCATGGTTGGAGTAATAATAGTGAGGATGTCTTTGTAAACACCAGTATTTTTATCGTTAATAGATGTCGCAGCAGAGAAGCTTAAAACCTCATCAGGCTTGATGCTAGAAACGACAACAGCATTATGCTCTATCGGCGATACTGCAAAATTAACCTCAAAAAACTCAACAATCTCGGTGATGGTATCGTTAATAGACTCAATTTCTTCAGTTAGCTCCTTGAAAGCAATTGTATTTTTGACTTTGCCATCAGACATTGAGGGGTCTTCCATCGCGCTCTTTGCCATAATGCTATCGTTAATCATGCGGTGTCTTTTATCAACAAGATTCTCTAGTAGATAAATTTCATCCAGCGCAAGCTGCGACATTTTATTAGCATCTTGACCATTAAGCTCGCTCAAACGGCTCACTGCATCAACAACATCTTTCCTGTTGTATGGCCTTGCCTTAGACTTTGGATCAGTGAAAACTTTAGCAGCAGTCTCAGGAGTGGTCGCTACATAAATTGCGCCACTAAGACGATTCTTGCCCATAAAGTTATCTGGCAATGCCTTGTCGAATATGCGACCAGTTGTTGCATAATAGAGAGGAGCGATCCTACCACCAAACCCTGTGATGGAGCCTTGGACAAAGTTCCTTAGATTCCTCTGGCCATCCGTAGGCATATCCTTTATCGCCTGTTGTGCAGAGTCCTTCAGATAAGAAGAAGGGATGTGGTGATTAGCTATGTTACCGAGGATAGTTTGTCGCTGTACTAAGTTGCCAGAGAAAGTTAATCGTCTAAACATTTGCTTAACATCGTTCCGTCCGATCAAACCATTCAATCCATACATCGCATACTCAGACATCATGTCTAGGTACTGGCCAAGCTTACCTTTAACGACAAGCATGTCGTTACTCATTAAACTATCACCAGAATAATCTGTGATTATCTTTTCTTTTGAAACCCTGTTGGCGAGATAGTTTGCCCATGATTCAACAAACCATTCCTCTGCTCGTCCTGATTCTGGAGATGTTTCATATTTTGATGCAAACTCAGTAGCCACTGGGTCTTTTACTTTTATGGCCATCTTGTAAGCATCTTGAATTACGAGAAGGTCTTCGTGGGGAAGGGCGCGTTTTAATATATGCCCAATCTCGTGCATCAGTGCTTTAGGATCAGATGTTTCACGATCAAGTCCAATTGCAATTCTTCGTAGATCAGAACGTAATGACCCAAACTTTGCCGTAGACAAGTCCTGCACTGATCCATAACTATCAGATAAGCTTTCGCCTGATATTTTTCCAAGGGTATATGTATCCATCAAAGGAACGTCATCAATAATACTGCGAGTAGAAGCGTTGATTAATCCGTACATACGCTGGAACATAAGGCGCATGTTTGCTTGAACTTCAGGATCACGATGAGTCATCATCTTGGTGGAGTCACGAATAGTTAAAGGAGCATCTGCCCAAACGCCATCGCTATCAATCTTGGTGACATTTTCCATGTCGATAGCAGACTGAACTTGTCCTGACTTGATGGCTGAATCGCCAGACAAGTGATGAATTGAGTCTGCTGTTCCTCGGCGATAAGCCTCGAAGTAGACATTGTTAATCGCATCAATGTCACCAGAATCTAACGCATCTTGGTGCTTGGCTGCAAACTCCTGACCACTCAAACTTTCTAAAGAACGATAGCCTAGTTTTGGTAAAGCCGAAGTAGAAGCCTTAAACTTGTTAGCTTTAGCTCGAAACTTACTCCTAACAATTGCGGCTGATTTAGTAAGAGGTAAGTCCTTCTTATTCTTAGTTATAGAATAAAGCTTTAGGAACGAGTCTGAAGGTACGGCTAGAGCGTATCCTTCCCTAGAATACTGGTAATAATTATCTGCCAGAACTTGCGCTGCATCGTCAATCATCTCTTTGTTTAAGTTGACTAGCTCAGTGATTTTAGCGGCAGCTTCCTTGTGACCTATTGGGTCTGCGTCATACATTTGCAGAGTAAGACCTGAATCAAAGTCCACTTCAGAGACTTGGTTCTGTCCAATAAACTGATATATTCCCTTAATGTCCCCTTCTTGAACTTCTGCAATTTCAGCAGCCATACTAAAGAAATCTTCAGCTTCGGGAGTCAAGACATTAGTTTCAACGAAATCATCATAGAGTTGATCAAACTTGTCGTAGTCAAACCTCTCTTGTGGCAACACTGATTGCCCAGCATCGTCAGATAAATTACGAGTGATTATGGTGTTTAGTTCTTTAGCAAACACGCGCATCTTCTTCGCGTAACCCTTCTTAGCCAATACGCCTAAAGCACCACCTTCAGTAGTGTTAGTTCCAGATGGGCCAAGAATAGGATCGTTATCTAATCCCTGAGAAGAAAGCTTGCGAGACTCACCTTTAGTCATGCTTAACGAGTTAAGTGTACGAGACAATTTGCGAGCGTTATTTACAATAGTTCCAGAGAACTCTCCTGCTGGTAGGCCATTAGAATTTAGGTTGTAAGAGAACGTATCCCATACTCCTTTTAATTCATCTAGCCGTTGTCGCATTACAAACTGAGCAGTAGACTCTGCCTCAATCACATGCTTTGGAGGGTTTCTTGTAGAATAGATTTTTACATGCTTCTTCGCTTGACGATTAGCTGCTGTATTCTCTGGGTAGAGTTGTGCAAAAATAGCATCAAGCTTTGGATCACCAGACTCTTTTCCTTGCAGCTTCTCCATTAGACTAAACATAAAGCTACTAACCTTTTGCCAGTATGACGTGTTGGCCATGTCAGCATGACGCTCTCTCATCGCCCATTTAGTAAAGGCGTTAGCAAAGTATTCTTGTGCAGAAAAAGAACCTCCGTCCAAGCCCAATCTTTCTATGTAGTTATCAGATGAATGATTCAGCCGCAGCATCTTTGCGTCATGGCCTGTTGTATTTGCAAGCTTCTCAGGGTCAACCTTTCCGTCTGTGTATACCGCCTCTTTTATAGAATTCCAGAACTCAATACGCATTTCAGGAGTCATGGCGTTTTGGTAGCTCCAGTGAGCTACTTCGTGGATGAGAACAGCAAACTTAGGGTAAACGTCTTCAATAGAATCAACCTTAATTTCGCTCCTGCCATTTGGTTGTGCATAAAGGCCACCTGCCATACGAGGGTCTTGGTTTTTCCCCACTACAGGCGCACCCATACGAGGGTTAACTACGTCAACAGCACCCCTTATTGCGAGCATGAGCTTGCTTACCGCATCGTAATTACCTTGGCCTAGCTCTTTGAGAAGGGTTCCTGCATTTACTTTTTCGTCAGGCTCATAGCCTGCTAAAACTCTGCGAGCATGAGCAATAGAATTTCCACGCTTTTCAGTTGTGCGACCAACACCTTGAGGAAAATACTTTTTCTGTATCTCAAGAAGTTTATTTATATAATCAAAGGCACTATCAAATTCTCCATCCTTGATCATAATCTTGCCATCAATGCCCTGAATCATAAAGACAATTTCATCCATCGTGCGATCTACGCCAGTCAGACCAGAATCAACCCACTTCCTGTATCCATCATAAATGAACTCAAACTCTTCGTCAGATAAAAAGTCTTTGGCTTTGAAATTAGCTAAGTCTTTAATGTTGGGTGCATGGTCAGTAAACATTTTACGAACAGGCTGGTCTGTATTTTTCTGGTATAAATCTACCAATAACCCAAAGGTTAAGTCAGAACTTTTAGGAGAATCCATTGGAACGAAACCAACTTCAAAATCGGAAATATCAGATTTTCCTAGAAGTACATTAATACCATCACCACGCTCTAATTGTGCATCGGTAATGACACGAATACTTTCTCCATCTTTAGAGAGAAGGGCTAATCTCTGGCGAGATGGGATGATAGGTTCTTCTACTGTTCCTTCACTCTTCTTTCTTGGGGTGGTTTTTTTGGCTGGAGTGGCTGGAGTGACAGGTGCGTCAGCTTGCTCAGTCTTTTTCTGCGCGAGAGAGAAGAATGTATCTGTAGATTGGTTTTGTATTTCCTGCTGAAGAAGGAATCGAGAGACAATAAACTGTTTCATCTCGCCGATTCGCTGGTAAGGAGCTACTGTGGTTTTTACCTTCTCGCCAGTAACAGGGTCTTTTATATTCCTTGTAGTGTGTAGGGTTTTGTACCGCTCTAACAACGCCTGAAATCCAGTACCTAGAATTTTATCGCGGTCACGGAAATCAGCTACCCTAATAAAATATTCGACATCAAAAAAATCTCTCTGCTCTGGAGTGATCCGACCGCTAGCTTGTAATAGCTCCCTTGTGCTTTGATAGAACTTGCTGTCGTAAGGAGAGTAGAAAACAATCTGACCAGCAGGAATATAGTGGCGACCATTGGCGTATGATCCAGTTGGGTAGCCTTCACTCAAAACGTACTTAGCTCCGATAGCTCGGGTCGTTAGGAAAGCTACGGGATTTTGAGTTTTGTTTGCGTGAGTGACAGCCATGTCTTGACTAAGAACAACGCCTTCAGTCAATTGCTTTCGTTTTGTTTCAGGTATTTCTCCACGAAGCGCAGACTTTATGTAAGCTTCTGAAGCCTGCTTGTTAGGCTTAATGTCTGAGAACATTTCCCAATGAGCCAGAGATGCACCGCGAAGGTTGTATTGGCTGCGGAGTATTTCTTGTGCGTCAGCTCGCCATGCTTTCGTGTGGCTATCAGATAGATCGTCTATGACATAATGGTTATTCTTGTTATCCCAATAGCCTGCGAACTTTGATTTAACTTCTGATGTAACGCGAGATTTACGAGCGGAGATATAGTCATTGATAAACTTTTTCTCAAAGTTACTGTCAACTTTGGACATCTTTGAAGATGTCGGGGCAAGACCGTCTAAATCTTTATTTGCTTGATCATAAACCTTCAGGTATTCACGATAGATCGCTTTACCTTCTTTAAGACCAAAGACTTGGGTCATTACTGATTTCATCAGCTTCTTGTCGCCGAGAACAACTTCTGATCCTGTCTCAACAATGGATGAGAACAGGGTGGCCAGACGGATTGAGGCTTCAGGGTTAGCTTGCTCAGATGCGAAAGTAGCTAGGTCTTCAGGCAAGTCAAAAGATTTAGTTGACTCAATGTCAAAAGCTTTTTTAAACTCGATAGCTTCTGGATCACCAGATGCTTTTGGCTCTTCTACTTCTGGCTCAACTGATTTAGCTGGGGCAGGAGTAGCGGCTTCTGTTGGTACTACGATGACGGGTGCTGGAGCAGCAACTTCAGGAGTTGCCTCTTGAGCATTAGCCTCCATGATTTCATCAATACGTTTAATCTTTTCAGCGAGGTTTAATTCTTTCCAATCGGAGATGTTGTCGCCATCTATCGCTGTTAGGATTTCACGAGAAATTCGGTTGCGGTCTTTGCCGCCTGCGTTTTCAAAGTCAAAATCTTCTTTAACACCAAGGGCAATCTGGGCAAACTTCTTAGCTCTTGGGCTAAATACAGGCTTGGGCTTTTTCGCAGGCTTAGTCGTGCCGTCAGCTTTGACAACATCTGGTTTAGCTTCAACAGGAAACGCGCCATCTTCTTTGACTGATTGTGCAATAGCCGCTTGAATAGGATCAACAGGAGCAACTTCTGGCTGAATGACTTGAACTGGAGCTGGTTGAGCTGGAGCTGGTTGAGCTGCCTGAACTGGAGCTTCAGGTGTAATTGGTTCAGGTGCATCATCTGCTTGCAATTGATCAAAGTCTGCTGCGTCATCAAGCTCTGCTTGAGTCTCTGCATCAACAGCTTCTTGCTGAATAGGAGTTTTTTGGGTGGTCTGTTCAGGCTGAACTTTAGGTGCTGCGGCTTTGGTTTCTACACGAGCTGCTGGCTGTTCAACTTCAGGAACATCTACTTCTGCTTCTGCTGCTTTTGCTTGAGCTGCTTTTTGCTCTGCTTCTGCGACAGCTTTTTTGTAGTTATCAAGAGCTTCAATGTAACCATCTGCACCTGATCTCTGGTAGATAGCCTTACGAATATTAAAGTCGCCTTTCTTGGCGCGAGCTTCAGCCATTAGCTTGTCAGCTTTTGCACGAGTCTTAACTGAGTCTTCTGGTGATAAGCCTTCTTTAATACGGGCGTTCAGATCATCAATTTCAAGATAAATTCGGTTTACATCTGACGCTTCATCTTGCAGTGCTTGAAGCAACTTAGCTTCGGCATCTAATTCTTTTCTTCGGGCTGCTGTGGGTGGGTTATCAATGTCTTGAATTTCTGCATCAACAGATGACCGCGTATTATTTATCTGCTCAAGGTCAATATCCACAGACTCACGAGTTACGATAGTGGGTGCTGTAGGAACCTCTCCCTCTGCATCAGGAACTACAGGGTTATCAACAGCTACCTTAGCCTCAAGTTCAGCTTTCGATCCATAGGTAAGAAGTTCATCTATACCAGCCGCACCACCATTAGTAGCGGCTTCATCAATGTCGGTTTGAGTGAATCCACGAGACTCTAGTTCCGCTTTGTTCTTTCTTAATTTTGCTTTAGCTAAAGGAGTTAAAGCTGCGCCGATTAGGAATGAGATTCCGTAGTTGGCGACTGCGCCAGTAAGAATATCTCCACTAGCTTCGAGGAAAGAGAACTCTTGTTTGTTGCCAAGATTAATATCTCGGTTTTGTCCAGCGACAGAGATCACACCTTCTGATGCTGCGCCAGCGACAAACTGCTTCTTTGCTCCAGCTAGACCTGCTTGAACAGCCGCCTTTCCTGTAGATTTTCCTACGGCTAACGCGCCATAAGCTGCGGCTTTAGCTGAACCACCACCCACAAAGTTGGATGGGTTAGCGAGGTTTGCACCTGCCAATGTTTTTGTAATGTCTGCGCCAGAAAGTTGGTCTGATATTGAACCGCCATCAGCAGCAGTTGTTAAGACGTTAGGCATTCTCTGATAGGCTGCCGTTAATCGACCCATCCGCTCTCGTGCTTCACCTTGTAAACCTTCTGTTTTAAGGTAGCCTGCGTCACCAAACACAGCACCTATTTCATTTAGCTCTGCATAGGATTGTTCGTTGTACCACTCAGATAGTGCGTCTTCAAAAGAGAAGTCCACCATTCCTTGTCCTCTGGCGTTTTCTATTACGTCACGGCGAAAGAAGGGATCGTCCAAAATTTGATCAGGATTGACGTTAGAGTAGTCTGATTGACTGCCAGACTTTGCAGGGGAAATTAGGGCGAGTGCGTTTGATAAATCTTTAAACATTTCGGTACTCCAGTTAACCGATAAAAAGTTGATTTATCCTAACTGGGTAGAGCTTTAGGGTCGTCCTCGCAAAAAAAAGCCCTCGGATCAGGAGGGCAAGGGGAGGAGAATTTGAGTTATATTGCGATTTTTTTACCATTCTTCCAGTAGAACCCTGTACCTGTGGAGGCAGGGCCAGCAGGAGTTGCCTTTCTTGCCGCTTCAGCTCTGACAGTATAGTCATTTAATTGGCCGAGAATCCAAGACGCATTAGT